TGTACAAAATATAAAAGAAGGACCTAAGAAAGTCGCTGGGTTGATTATGACAGATGATACAGACAGTGACAATAGGTACTTAAAAGCAAAGATAATTTCTACAGGCAACCTCGTAGAAGGATTAAAAGACGGAGATGTAGTATATTATGATAAACATGCAGGACATGATATATCATACAAAGAAAAACTACACCGTGTAATCCGATCAGGCGATGTTGTTCTTGTAGAATAGATTAAGCCCAAACCAGAAACCTAAACCCTAGAACCCAAAACGTAAAATTAACCTAATTATTAATTAAAAAATCAAAGAAAATGGCACATATGGATAAATTTATGGTCTTTCATTCTAGCGGAGTAGATTCTAGTTCTGTAAACTCTCACGATGCTGGTACTAATGTTGATTTAGGATGTTTCAAAGTTTCTGACGTAACAGCTGTTATGGCAGAAGAAGATTTTGTTTACGTCTATTTCAAGGATGCTACTAGATTTGAAGGTAACTGGGGTCATAATAATGACGCGGCTACTTACGAAACTATGGAGCAATGCTATGTTAGACTTGGTGTTAGTGAAGGTAAGGAATTTGACGTTGTCAAAGATCTTACTAATGCTATGACAGGTACAGGTCAAGGTGGTTATCAATCTTTAGTGTTTGATGCTGTGAACAGTGTTTGGCCTATAAGCAACCTTACATCTATACAGATCAGACGTCAATTGACATTGCATACAATTGCATCTGACTAATATTAGATGAGATTAACCGCGCAAGATTTGCGTGAAATGAATATCCTTAAGTATTACAGACTCACTAGAAAGTGGGTCTGTAAAACTTACGGGTTAAAAGATGCAGATTTAGAATTATTAATTTATTTAGATTGTAAAGGAAGATTTACACGAAAAGATTTTATCGATGGAGTTTATACATATTCATGGGATAAAAACAGGTGGGAGAGATTAAGAAGAGATGGTTGGATAGATACTTGGAGACATAGGAATCGCACGACGATAATGTACTCCGTGTTTAAAACATCGTGGAAGTGCTCTCAAATGATAAGTAGGATATATAGAATCCTATTAGGCGAGGAAGACTTACCCACTTCAGAAAGAAGTGTTTTTTATAATAATAAATCATATACAGATAAAGTTTATAATAAAGCTATAGATGATATGATTAAAGATAAAGACAGATAACTATGCCAAGTAAATACGGATTCGGAAATACAAGAAAAGTAAGTCCACATAAAAAATCAAGTGGTTTTAAAATGAAAGGATCACCTTACAGAGTTGAAGAGAAAAAAGGTTTACAGTTACCCAAACCAAAAGATATTGTGCATGCTATATCTCCTACTACAGGAATATTAAGCTCAAAAAATATAATCAGTACTGCTAAAAATTTATGGAAAAAACATGGTCCAGTAATAAATCCTTCTACTAAAAACCCTAAAGGAGTAGGAAAATAATGGGATTTAAACTAGGAACAGAAAGAGGTCTAGAAGTTACTGGTGGTGAAATCAAAACCAAAATGCGATTTAATAAAGAATCGGGCGATCCAAACGCGTCTGTACCTGGAACACCTGTTATTAGAAAAGATTTAGAAGAAGGTGTAATGGGTGAAGCTAATATGGATGGAAGTATATACATTAGTAACGAAATTGTACCTGGAAGTTTTGAAGAAAGACAAGTAATTAATCACGAAATGCGACATTCTACTGATATGAAGATTGGCAAATTAGAGTATGGAGATAATTATATCAAATATAATGGGGAAGAGTTTGCTAGAGAAACTATAGATGGTAAAGATATGATTAGAGTAGATGGTCAATGGAAAGAAGCTGGAGATGATGGATTTCCATGGGAAAACGAAGCAAATAACGGAAATCATTAAATTATGAGTATATTAACAAAAATATTTTCTTCTGGTGCAACCGAACTTATAAAAGGAGTGGGTGGAGTAATAGATAACTTACACACATCGAAAGAAGAAAAGTTAGCGGCAGAACAAAAAATAAAAGAATTAGTCTCTAGTTATGAAATAGAGATAGAAAAGAATATTACTGAGAGATGGAAAATGGATATGCAATCCGATTCATGGCTTAGTAAAAATATAAGACCACTAGTTTTAATATTTCTAGTAGTATCTACAGTGTTGTTAGTTTTTATCGATGCTGGAGTTATTGCTTTTGAAGTTAAGGCTTCATGGGTGGATCTATTACAATTAGTATTAATAACCGTGATCGGTGCCTATTTTGGTGGTAGATCACTAGAAAAAGTAAAAAAATAAAATTATGAGACATTTTACAAAAGCAAATCCAACAATGCCTGCTAGTATACTAAAAGCGGCGTATGCTGATACAGAATTATTGTTTGATTGGCATAAAGTAACTGATTATAAAGGAGGAGTAATAAGGGGAATTCAAGCTATAGTGCGAGGTACTGATGGAGCTGATCAGGTGGCAGCTACTTTAGTTGGTATGGATATATTCTTTGCTACTAGTCAAATTAAAGAAGATGCTAGTGGTATAAGTGTTGATCAAGCACCGCCTACGTTGGGTACTACTGGAGCTGTTCCAGATACTTTTCAGTGGAAAAACAATTTAATAGGTCAAACATCAATTCTCGCTGCAGATATGTTAGACGGAGATTTAGTCGTTTTAACTATAGGCGGAAAATCAGGATTAGATATAGCTACTAATGGTGATCTTTATATTGCCGCTATAGCAAAAGGTGCTTTTGATTTTACGTCAACAGTGCAAGTTGCTACGGAAACAGCTACTAACACTACAGCGGTAGTAGTTAAAACTACATCTGCTTTAACTACTTTTGCTCCTGGAGATGTATTACACGATGAAGATGATCTAGTTATTGGTACTGTTAAATCAGTAACTGACGCTACAAATCTTGTATTAACAGAAAACTGTGCTAGTGTTAGCGCTGTAAATAAAGATTTATACAATATACATCCTATACAGTTTATGATATCATCAGAAGATTAAAAATAAAACAAATTAAATTAACTTAAATTAAATAAAAATGGCAAAAAGAAAAACACCGAAAGCGGAGAAAGTAATAGACTTAACTCCGAAACCAGAGAAAGTTACTGAAGAACAATTAAAAAAGGTTCAAGAAGCAGTAAATAATCTTAATAGATCACAAATGGAAATTGGTCACATGGAATCTAGAAAACACGAACTATTACATGGTATAGCTGGTTTAAGAGATCAACTAAGTAAACTACAAGATGAGTTTCAAAAAGAATATGGTACATTTGATATAAATATTGAAGATGGTACTATAAACTATCCCCCAGAAAATGGCGAAGCTAATAAGGAAGATTAGTATAGGAAAAGATTATAAAAACGACGCCATGCATTACGCTGTTGGTCAAGAGGTTTACGGTGGTCATAAAATTTGTGATATTATAGAAGAAGATGATAAATTTTCTGTTTATATTAAAAAAAATAAAGATGTACTACCTTGGAAAGATTTTAATAAAAACATGGCAGTATCTGTTGAGTATAACTTAGAATACTAATGAAAAGTGTTTACAACTTTGTTGTAACACCAATTGGAGAAAGATATAACAATACTAAAAAAGTTGAAGGCGGAGATCTTATATTAAATACAGAGATTTACAATCATCAATATGTAAACAGATTAGCTAAAGTTATATCCACCCCAATAATTGGTGATACAGATATTAAACCTGGAGATGATATAATAACACATTTTAATGTTTTTCGTAGATGGCACAACGTTAAAGGTGAAGAGAAAAATAGTAGAAGTTACTTTAACGAATCTACATATTTTATAACGCAAGACCAAATATTTCTATATAAGAGATACAATAAGTGGAATTCTCCAAAAGGATATTGTTTTATAAAACCTTTAAAAGCTGTAGATCAATTTAATATTGAATCTGAAAAACCTTTACAGGGTATTGTTAAGTATTCGGATGGTACTATTAAAGAAGGTGATTTAGTAGGTTACAAACCAAAAACGGAGTGTGAGTTTATAATTGATGGAGAGCGATTATACAGAATTTTATCTAATTTTATAACTATCAAATATGAATATCAAGGAGACGAAGAAGAATATAATCCAAGCTGGGCAAAGAGCAGTTGATGAACTGATTAAAGTCGCTAAAGAACCGATTGTAGATTCAGACGATGATATATCAGCAGACAGATTGAAGAACGCTGCGGCTACTAAAAAACTAGCTATATTTGACGCATTTGAAATACTCACCAGAATACAAGAAGAAGAAAATTTACTTGAGGGCAAAGATCTTGAAGAAAAAAAAGAGAGAGTATTTAAAGGATTCGCAGAAGGAAGATCGAAATGAGTTACGAGCAAACATTATTTAAAATAATCGAACCTATTAAACGTACGACTATAACTCGTATGAATAGAGGTAAAAAATGGAAATATGGATACAATAAAGAATATGATATTATCGTTATATCAAAAACTGGTCAAATTGGTGAAATCTATGAAATCCAAAATCTGCGGATAGCGCTACCTAAAGCACCTAAAAAAGTATTTAAACACGAGAAAAACAAATGGGTTAAAGCAGAATATCCTAAAGAGTTAAGTAGAATAAAGAATATATTTGATTGGAGAAATTACCCAGATGAACAAAAAGATCAATGGTTCGATTATATAGACGAAGAATTTAAGAGAAGAGATGAAGGGTTTTGGTTTATGAATAATGGTAAACCAACTTATATAGTAGGAACTCATTATATGTATCTACAATGGAGTAAAATTGATGTTGGTGCTCCAGATTTTAGAGAAGCAAATAGATTGTTTTATATATTTTGGGAGGCTTGTAAGGCTGACAAAAGATGCTATGGTATGTGTTATTTGAAAAATAGACGTTCTGGTTTCTCTTTTATGTCGTCTGCAGAAACTGTTAACTTAGCCACCCTTGCAACCGATAGTAGATATGGTGTATTATCTAAAACAGGTGCTGATGCTAAGAAAATGTTTACTGACAAGGTAGTCCCTATAAGTATCAACTATCCATTCTTTTTTAAACCGATTCAAGATGGTATGGATAGACCAAAAACAGAACTTGCTTATAGAGTACCTGCTAGTAAGTTTACAAGAAGAAAGATAACTTCTAATGAAAAATTAGAGGATATCCAAGGTTTAGATACTACTATTGACTGGAAGAATACCGGGGATAATAGTTATGATGGTGAAAAGCTAGCTTTATTAGTACATGACGAAAGTGGTAAGTGGGAGAGACCTGACAATATATTAAATAACTGGAGAGTTACAAAAACGTGTTTACGATTAGGTAGTAGGATCATAGGTAAATGTATGATGGGCTCGACTTCAAACGCACTAGATAAAGGTGGAGACAATTTTAAAAAATTATACAACGCGTCAGATGTCACTAAAAGAAATAGAAATGGTCAGACTAAGTCTGGTCTCTATTCTTTGTTTATCCCAATGGAATGGAACTATGAAGGATTTATTGACGAGTACGGAGCTTCAGTATTTGATACACCTGACGTCGATGTGTTCGGCCCGGATGGTGAATTAATAGATGTAGGTATAATAGAGCATTGGCAAAATGAAGCTGATGGTTTAAAAGGAGATCACGACGCGTTAAATGAGTTTTATAGACAATTTCCTAAAACTACAGAACACGCGTTTAGAGATGAGGCAAAAGGAAGTATATTCAACTTAGTTAAAATATATGAGCAGATAGATTATAACGAGGAAATGTCTAGAACATTAGGTGTTTCAACAGGTAATTTTCAATGGATTAATGGTATAAAAGATTCACAAGTTATATTTTATCCAGATCCTCAAGGAAGGTTTAAAGTTAGTTGGTTTCCGCCTCAACAATTACAAAATAGAGTGGTTCTTAAAAATGGTATAAAATATCCTGGTAACGAACACATGGGAGCGTTCGGTTGTGACTCTTATGATATATCAGGGACCGTAGATGGTCAAGGTTCTAAAGGAGCATTGCATGGATTGACCAGGTTTAGTATGGAAGATGCTCCAGCTAATAGTTTCTTTTTAGAATACTTATCAAGACCACCTACGGCTGAAATCTTTTTTGAAGATGTTTTAATGGCGTTAGTATTTTATGGTATGCCAATACTCGCAGAAAACAATAAACCTAGATTACTTTATTATATTAGAAGGAGAGGTTATAGAGGGTTTAGCATGAACCGACCTGATAAAACATGGAATAAGTTATCTGTGGCAGAAAAAGAAATTGGAGGAATACCTAATTCTAGCGAAGATATAAAGCAAGCCCACGCCGCTGCAATTGAGATGTATATTCAAGATCATGTAGGGGTAAAGCGGGATGGAACGTTTGGAGATTTATATTTTAACGCTTTATTAAATGATTGGTCTAGATTTGATATAAATAAACGTACAAAGTTTGATGCGTCTATTAGCTCAGGTTTAGCTATTATGGCAAATAATAGACATTTATATGCTCCAAATGCAAAAATAGAAAAACCTAAATTATTGATACAT